ATCTGCATAATGAAAAACTTTTGTAAAAATCTAAAAAACCGATTGACAAAATGCGATTCGTAGACTATAATATAGTAAACCACAACGCAAACCAAAACAACTCAACAGGAGTAAAAAATGACTACACTTACAGAAATGGCAAATGCCCATCTTATGAATGTTCAAAGAGAGATTCAAAATCTAACATTGAGGAAAGCAGAAATTGAAGAAGAAATCAAAAAACTACAGGATTATTTAGTTGAAGGCTCATCGGCCTTAAGAAATGACAATGTTCAGCCAAGTGCTGAGGAAGAAAGTTAATTTAACAAGTATTGGAGAGATTAAATGGAAAGTAAAGAGTTTTACACGGCACTCACACGATTGCCAAACAGCTATTTTAACACGGAGGGTGAACTTACTGGTTCAATCGCTGGCGGTCAGTACCGTGGTGAATCAGTAAACCCAGTAACCGCAGTTGCATACAAAGCTACTGGTACTGTTTACGGAACCAACAAGCGAGGAACTTTGCAGGCTGGTAGAGCCTTGGGTTTGAACAAAAACTTTACTGAAACAGCTTACAACGCAATCACGGGCGGTTCGAATCGTGGTAACACACAAGTAGTACGTGGAAAAATTAGATCAGCATTAGGAGTTTAAAAATGGATAGTAATTGTTGGGTTGGTGTAGGTCGTCTAACTAAAGATGCCGAGTTCTCTACCACTAAAAAGGGAACATCAATGAGTAAGTTTCGTATGGCTGTCAACGACAGGCGAAACGATAAAACTCTCTTTATTAATGTGTTGTGCTTTGGTAAAATGGCAGAAAGCCTTCAGCCTAAACTTGTAAAAGGGCGAGAAGCGTCAATCCAAGGCAAATTAAACATTGATGACTACGAAGATGAGAACCAAAACAAAAGAAGTTCCGTCTGCATTATGGCAGATGAAATTTCCCTTGGTCTTGATCCAGCAAATATCGCTCCAAGAGTGCAATCTGATTCGTAATATGGTTCGGTATGTTGCTCCCGAATGGGAATCGAACCGATAGTCTTGGCAACCGTTAGGTTAAAACACGGGAGACACGCTGAGACTATACCCCGCCGAGAACTGGGACTTGGCGGGGTTTTTTTCTGTACTTATTTAAACCCGCTTGACAAATAGCAAAACGTACTGTATAATAGAGATTAACGATATGTATGAACCAGCGACCGTAGATTTTTTATCACAACTTTTAGCTATTTTCTTTGGCACTGTGTTTTCAGTATCATTCCTTATAGGCTCTATGGAACCAAGGACACGGGAAAAGCCAAGAGCCAGAGAAACCTTATCATCATATTTCCAAGATGAGCAGGATGTTTATGCTATTCTGTCTGGAGACGAGGAATATTTAGCAGCGCACGTTACGTTAAAACAAGAGCCTGTTGCCAGAACTGTCGCCAAGCCTAAGCCTAAACCCAAACCTAAGCCTGTCGCCAGAACTGTCGCCAAACCAAAACCAAAACCAAAACCCAAGGCTACAAAGCCCTCGCAAACTAGCTTTGGTGCAGACTGCGCTTCGTCTTTAGTAGCTTTAGGTTATAAGAAATTAGAAGCAAAGAAACTGACCGACGAAATACTTTCGAGAGACGCTAATATCAAAGACATTGATTCATTTATCAAAGAGGCTTTTAAAAAATGAAAATTAACCTACAAGCTCCAATCAATCAGCTTGGCTACGGCATAGCTGGATTAAACATACTAAAAGCATTACAGGATAAAGCAGAAGTTTCTCTGTTTACTATTGGGCAACCACAAGTTACCAATCAGGCAGACGCAGATGCGGTCAGAAAAGGGATGGAGACTGCTCAGACGTTTGACCCAAACGCACCCTGTATTAAAATCTGGCATCAGAACCAGATGGCAGAACGCATAGGGTCAGGTAAATTCATTGGCTTTCCTATCTTTGAGTTGGATACGTTTAGCGATTTGGAGAAGCATCACCTACTAGCCTGCGATGAGTTGATGGTTTGTTCGCAATGGGCAAGGAGGGTTGTTACTGGTAATAATTTTGGATACTACAAGGCAGATGGTCGTCCTAAACTTCCTCCAAAAACTCACGTTGTACCCCTTGGTGTAGACACAGAACTATTCCCGCCAGCACCAGTAAGACAAGATGACAAAACAATCTTCTTTAACTGTGGCAAGTGGGAAGTCCGTAAGGGTCACGATATTCTCATTAAAGCATTTAAGAAAGTTCTTGAACACGATGCTCGCGCAGAGTTGTGGATGATGTGCAGCAATCCATTTAACACCCGCATGGAAGATGCACGATGGAAAAAGCTATACAAGTTTCCAAAAGTAAGTATTATTCCACGAGCTGAGACACAGCAAGATGTGTATAATATCATGTCAGAAGTTGATTGTGGAGTCTTTCCTTCTCGTGGAGAAGGCTGGAATCTGGAACTCTTGGAGATGATGTCTTGCGGAAAGCATGTAATAGCCACAGATTATTCTGCACATACTGAATTTTGCACTAAAGAAAACGCACAATTATTGCCGATAGATGGTGTAGAGCCAGCGTTTGATGGCAAATGGTTCTTCAATCAAGGTAATTGGGCAAAGATTACAGAGAAAGAAGTGGACGCACTGTCTGACCTAATGATTTCATTTATTAACAATAAAAAAGGCAAGATTAATAAATCTGGAATTGAAACAGCTTCAAAATATAACTGGGAAAACACAGCGAAAGAAATAATAAAATGTTTGAACCAATCGTAACATCTAGCATTACATTCACAATGACTAACGAGGGCGACCTGTTTATAGATATAGACATTGAAGATTATAGAGACGAATCAATAAAGTCTTTCGCTAAATTAGTAAGCGCGTTAGGAACCGTACAGCTACAATTAGAAACGGCTCAGATAGCATCTAGCGGAATATCAGAAGCTATGCCTGAACAACTGGAGCTTTTTATATCAGAAATAACTAGAAGAGCAACTAAAGCATTAGAAGAATCAGAAATTGAAATTGATGAGGAAATAGAGGATAAACCAGATGGGGAAGACGACAGACCTTGTATTAGACCTTCAGACCTACTATAGTAGAGGAGAATCTACCCATGAAAAAATCACAAAAAATCGGATGGCAAAAGTATGAAGATGTTTTAGAAAGTCAAATTAATAACTCTTTAGCTGAACAGCTTTACGAGAATGTTCTAAGAAATATGGAAAAATATCAGGAAGTTGAAGACCTAGATATAGAAAAGGATTACAATTATTCGCACGCAGATGACACGACTCAAGAATTTACTCAAGTAACATTAGATAAAGAGTTTTCAAAAGAAATATTAATGGCAACCAACTACGAATGTTGGATGGGTCATTGTAACTTTAACATAACACCACAAATTAAAAAGAGCCTAGATGACATAGACGGTGTAGAAATACTAAAGGTATGTACAAGATATAGATTTTTTGTAGGTATTGGCAGAATGTTCGACTTTGCTGATGTCAGAAAAGCGATAGAAGAAAAATTAATTATTCAAGTAACTTAACAGGAGATTAAACATGACAAACATTGAGAAACAAAGCATTGAAGAGATAACAAAGTCAGAATCTTTTTTGAAAATAGCAGAATCTAAAAATTTATCCAGTAAGGATATATTTAAAATTCTTAAGAAAGCGTCCTATTCATTTAGGTTTAGCCTCACAAAAGACGAAATGATAACGTGTTCTATTAATGCGTTGTGGAAGGCCGTGGAAAGATACTCTAATGATTCAAACTGCAAATTTACCACCTATTTATACAAAGGTGTAGTAATGGAGTGTTTGACTCAAAAAAAGTTTAACTCTGAAAAAAGCTCTAAGGGTGTTAAAACTTACGCTAACTCTTCAAGCGTCTTTAGTCTTATCGAAGACTCGAAAAATACCTTCGAACCAATAGATATGCTTGATGAAATTAACTTTGCTTGCGAAGACCCCAGCTTGATTTTGGATAGATTCTACAAAAACTTGTCAATTAAAGAGATTGCAAAAGATAGGGGAGTTTGTGGGGAAAGTATCAGAATTAAAATTAAGAAAAATCTAAAAAACCTCAAACATGCACTTGAAAAAAGTGTATAATACTATTAGGATAATAGGATTATTTACGGAAATGGAAAACTACATTTTTTTTGGTCTCAATTGGAGATAATTACATGTCATACGGAAGTAGTTTTTTACAGGGTACAAAGGGCGGCACTTACGCTGCTGGTTGGAGAATTGGCACAAGTGGCGTCGTAGATGGTGGCACTATAGTCAAGGCAGGTAATAAGGCTTCTGATAGCCCAATTACCAACAGTGTTGGTGTTAGTGAGTTGGCCGACAATCTTGGTGAAAGAAACATCGGTTCTAAAGTTTTGGTTCATTCTGGAAGTGGTGCAGCCACTACTGATAGAGCAGGTGTCATGGAAGCAAGAGGCAACGGAGTCGGAACCATTGCTTTCACACCCGATCCAAGCGATAGAACAGCGTCTGCTCCACAATTTGTTATGAGAGGCGTATCTACAACCCTAAATGGCTCTGCTAATACCACAATTTTGAGCAGAGGAACCGTTGGTGATGGTAGATATGGTAATCTTCATAGCACTATCACCGATAGAAAAATTGGATCGAAAGCCGATGAAGCGTTTGACATCATGGCACGACCAAGCACTCAGATCGTTCCGGGTAGAACTAAAGGTACTGGAGCCGGTGATGCAAACCTTTATGAGAATCCGGCAGACGGATCTGTCGCTGTAGCCAGCGAAATTTTCCCATCTCGTTCAGTTCCGGGTGAATTGACGTACCACTTTGGTGCGCAAGGCAAACCTACCACTGACGAGTACAAAGCTAAAGATACGCACGAATCGTAAATTTAAGTTTTAAAATTGTTCCTCTCTCGTTTTCGGGGGAGGAACTTTTATTTGGGAGGTTTCGCAATGTTTGATGCTGAGACAATCACTTTCGCAACAGCAATAGCGGGAGCCGTAGTTTCATCTGGAGCTTTTATGTGGAAGAAACTAGTACAGCCTGCTATTAAATTTTTAGAAGATCAAGAGGACTTAAAAAAGTCGATACAAACAATTAAGAGTGAGGTAACACCTAACGGTGGCGGGTCAATGAAAGATGCCTTAAATAGCTTAAGGCAAACCTGCGGAAATATAGAAAGAAATCAGAAAGTTTTAGATCAAAGGTCTAAAGCTGCCCTACATTACCACGACAGAGCATTATTCGAAATAGATAGTAGCGGAAGGTTGTCTTGGTTTAATGACCAATTTGAGGTAATAACAAAAGGCTCTGATAGCCCCAAAAAGGGGTTCGATTGGGTGAACATTGTAGACGAGTGCGGCAGAGATGATTTCGTAAAAGAAATAGCGTCTTGTTTAGAAATGAACAGGAAAATAGATATAGTTACAAAGTCTGTTGCTGAACACAATGTACACTTTTTAGGTTATCCGTACAGGATTACGGAGAATGAACATGAGGGATTTTTAATTCATCTTTACAAGGAGAACTAATATGGGTTCTAAAAAATTTACTTTGAACTGGTCTGACTTTACAAGTATTGGAAAAAATGCAGTTCTAGTAGGTGGAGCAGCGGCTCTTACTTATGTTGCTGGAAACTTAGATCAAATTGATCTAGGATCTTTGGGCGCATTGCTAGTACCTATCGTCGCTGTTGGATTAGACACCGCTATCAAGTGGTTGAAAGACAACAAAGATGTAGAAGAAAAGGAATAGACATGGAATTTAACAGTCCTAGAGACTTGTTAAATGCCTACAGGGGAGGTTTCCAAGGTAGTGTATGCGACCCAGAGGAAACAGCCAACCTTTTAGCTAAACTAAAAACTCCAATTTTTGGTGCTACAGCTTACAGATTATACGGTAGTGGAGAGGGCAAACTCTCTCTGCCGTTTAAATCTTTATTAAAGGTTGATCCTTCTTTCGGCCCATCCGAAAGACAGACCACAGGCGATTGCGTAAGTCATTCGACAAGAAACGCTATTGATTTAACAAGAATCGTAGAAATTGATATTAAAGGCGAGTCAGAATCTTTTGAGGCTCGCGGTGCAACCGAAGGTATATACCAATCCAGAGGTCACAGACAGCAAGGTATGACCTGTTCGGGGGCTGCAAAATACGTCCACTCTAAAGGTGGAATTCTTATAAGGAAAGACTACGGAAAAGTAGACTTATCTAAATATAATTCAGCTCTTGGTGCTAACCACAAAATACCTAGTAGTATATATTCGACAGAAGCAAAGAAGCATCAAGTAAAAACAATTTCTTTAATAACTACAGTAGAAGAAGCTAGAGACGCTTTAGCTAATGGTTATGGTATTTCTGTTTGTTCGAGCATAGGCTTTTCATCAAAGAGAGACAACAAGGGCATTGCGAAACGGTCTAGCGGTTGGAATCATGCTATGGCTTGGATTGCTTGCGATGACACTGGAACTCGTCATAAAGAAACATTATTTCTAGTTCAAAACAGTTGGGGATCGTGGAATAGTGGGTCAAAAGTTCATAGCCAACCAGAAGGTAGTTTTTGGATAAGAGAGAAGGATGCCAGAGCAATGCTGGCACAACAAGGATCTTGGGTTTTTAGCGAAGTGGACGGGTTCCCTGCTAAAAATTTACCAGATTACGGCACAACCTCTTACCTATAGGTGTTATTATGAAACTATTAAGTACATGGCTTTTAGCCTCAAGTTTAGCAGTATTTAGCTTTCTCGGAGACAATGACAAATCAAACTTTAGACCTTACATTTCTACTAATCTCGCACAAGTCATAATGACTGAGGATGAGATTGATATTGTAGAAGAAAAGTGTGATGGTTCTGGTTGGATAACTCACGGAGATGGTCATAGAACTGAATGTCCCGGATGTTCCGCTTGCGAAAGCAAAGAGATAGAACTTAAATCAATTGTAGAGCCTGAACAAGAAGATTTAAAAAAAAAAGAATCCTCCCAAGAGTCTTCAACTTCTTTAGAAGATTCAGAGTTCTACGTTTATCATCTCGGGGCGAAATGGTGTCCTCCATGCAGAACGATGTTAAAGAAAACGTGGGTTAGCAAAAACGTCAAAGAACTTATTAAAAGTAAAAAAGCAAAGCTATTTATCTATGACGAAGCAGACCCCAAGCATAAAAAATTCTTTTCATACTACAAGGTGAGAAGCTATCCTACCGTTGTAATTGTAGATAAAGAAGCTCTAAACAAACCTCTGTATAACAAGTCTGGCTATCTAGATGAAGATGCTGCTATAAAAATTATAAACGAGGTGTTAAAAAATGATTGATGACCTTAAAGATGTAACCCCTGCCCAAAGAAGCATAGCCGAAAGAATCATCATCTTCGCTCAAGCGAAAGATGAAAATTTTTCTTTAGATCCATTTACAATTATGGCAATTTGTAATTGCATTATTTCGGTTATCAAGCTATTATATATGTGCTACTCGAAAGACAGTATTGCGTCAGCAATAAAGAATCACGGGTATGTTCATTCTATACTTCTCAAAAGAGAAATTAGAAAACACTTTAAAGACAGAAAACGTAGAAAAGTAATTTACGATAGTTTTAAAGAGGTAGGAACCTCTCTTTCAAAAATGGAGTTAATTAACTTGATGGAAAGTATATAGGAGAAATAATGAATAGCTTTCAAATTGTAATGCTTATTGGGTCAGGTCTACTGATAGCAAGCGTTATCCTTCCACCGTGTTGGCAGACCCTTAAAAAGATTATTGCCAATCAGGACTGGAATGTCGATTGGCCTGTAAATAAACCAGAGGTCGACGAAGTGTCCCGCAAACGCGACAATCCTACTTTGGTTGAGATCGTTGAATGTTGGGAATGTCTAAAGAATAAATGCGATAAAGCAAACTTAAAGGATGCTTCAGAAAGTTTAGATGAGATATTCCCGCTACTTCGCAAAGAAAATAAAGAGGGGGAGAAATAGATATGTCTAAAACAGTAAAGGTAGTCTTAGCTCTAATCTTAGCCTTATCTGCCGTTTATGGCGAGCAGATCATAGACTTAGTAAAAAAATACCCTGTAGATATAGTGAATACGCCCTCTGTTGATATAGAGGAGCCGTCACTAGAATACAAAACCTTGGTTGAAAACATTGTGTCTGTGGATATTGAACCCAAAGACGCAAAAGAATTTTCAGACTTTTACACACAACTGTCAGACATTGTACTTAATGAGCCGGGATTTATAGTTTCCACAGGCAATTTTAGAGAATTCAACATGATGGCAGGTGGTCTTAACTTTGCTGGCTTAGAGCTAAAAGGAAAGTACCCAAGTTTAGGTCAAGAAATAGATGACGCGATTAAAAACACTATTGGTTTAGAAGACTCTGCCTTGACAGACGAGAAGAGAAAAGACCTTTGTGACTGCTTAGACGCAGTGGCTTGGGGAGTTCACCAATAATGGGCATTGTCGACTCTTTAATAGCATCTTTGTTAGAAGAATTAAAAATCGAACAGAGAGACATAGACAAAGCCACCAATATTTTAGACATGATTTCCTTTACTAAAGAAGATGGGAAAGATGTCATAATCATACAGATTGGAGAGAACGTACAAGTAAAAATAAACAAATAAAGAGGCATCTAACCCCGCTTTAATGAAAATTATTGCGGGGTTTTTGTACCGACCACTTGATAATCAGAAAAAATAATATATAATACATAAAACATTTGTCATATTTAAAAGGGAATTATAATGCAGGTTACAAAGAGTAGTGGAGAACAAGAAGATTACTCTGTTGAGAAAATTCACAAAGTGGTTCAGTGGGCAACAAAAGGTATTAACGGCGTTTCATTTTCTGACATCGTAATGAACGCCAACCTTTCTTTATATGATAAAATATCTACAAGAGAAATTCACAGCGTGCTTATTAAATCTGCAAACGATTTAATTTCTACAAATTCGCCAAACTATCAGTACGTTGCTGCAAAACTTCTAAACATGCAGCTTAGAAAAGAAGTTTGGGGCGGGGATCAAGAGCCAGACTTTCTTACTTTTGTTCGTAGAAACGTAGACAAAGGTGTGTACGACTCGTCTATCGAGAAAAGGTGGACGGAACAGCAGATAGACTCTCTAGGTAAATACATCAATCATGGTCGTGATGACGTTCTTACGTATGCAGGACTACAACAGCTTATTGATAAGTACCTAGTAAAAAATCGAAGCACCGGAGTTATTTACGAGACTCCACAATTTGCTTACATGTGTATTGCTATGTGTTTGTTTGACGATATGAATGAGGTAAAAAAGGCTTATGACTGCTACTCGACGTTTAAAATCAATCTTCCTACACCTATCATGGCTGGTGTTAGAACAAATATTAGACAGTTTTCTAGTTGTGTCTTGGTTGATGTTGACGATGATCTCGATGCCATTTTTTCTTCTGTACACGCTGTCGGAAAGTATACTGCTAGGCGTGCTGGAATTGGACTCAATATTGGAAGAGTTAGACCAATCAATAGTCCGATACGCGGAGGGGAGGTCATCCACACGGGACTAATCCCCTACTTGAAGAACTTTGAGTCAGCAGTTAAATCAACATCCCAGAACGGCATCCGTGGAGGCTCTGCTACGGTTCATGTACCATTCTGGCACTATGAGATTGAAGATATTATGGTGTTGAAAAACAATGCTGGGACAGATGACAACAGGGTGCGTAAGCTAGATTATAGCGTTCAATTTTGTAAGCTATTCTATGATCGTTTAATTGCCAACGAAAATATTACTCTATTCAGTCCAGATGAAGCAAAGGGTTTGTATGAAGCGTTTGGTGACAACGAGAAATTCGAAGAGCTGTATCTAAAGTATGAGAGAGCAACATCTTTAAAGTTTAAGAAGAAGGTTCCAGCCCGACAGATTGCACAGATATACGCTCGCGAACGATTAGAAACCGGACGTATTTATAGTATGAATATTGACTCAGCAAATGCACACGGGTCGTGGGATGTACCTTGCCATATGAGTAATCTATGTCAAGAAATTATACACCCCACAAAACCAATTAAATCCATTGACGATCCAGAAGGCGAGATAGGTATTTGTATTCTGTCTGCATTGAATCTTCTCGAATTAAACAGCGAAAAGGACATTGAAGATGCTTGCCGGATTGCGGTAAGAACCCTAGAAGCAGTTATTGATTATCAAGATTACCCTGTGTTAGCTGGTAAGAATTTTACAGTCAACCGTAGATCATTAGGTATTGGTATAACCAACCTTGCTGGCTTTCTAGCCAAGAACAGGTTGGGATACGGAGATGAAGAAGCATTAAAATTAATTCACGAAACTATGGAGCAGATTCAATGGAACCTACTCAATGCAAGCTGTGAACTCGCAGAAGAAAAAGGTGCGTGCGCTAAGTTTGAAGACACAAAGTACGCAAAAGGTTTGCTACCCATTGACTGGTACAAAAAAGAGGTCGATGAGTTAGTTAATCCTACGTACAATATGGACTGGGAGGGTCTACGTAAGAGGATTAAAAAGTTCGGTCTTAGACATTCTACACTTTCTGCACAAATGCCCTGTGAATCAAGCAGCGTGGTTCAAAACTCCACCAATGGACAAGAGCCAGTGAGAAGTTACTTAACTCGTAAAAAAGCAAAAAATGGTGTGCTAAAACAGCTTGTTCCCAACTATCATACGAGAAGGAAGTATTACACGATGGCGTGGGAAATTAAAGACTGCAAGTGTTTAATGAATATGGCCGCAGTTATGCAGAAGTTTATCGACATGAGCATGAGTACAAACCTATACTACAATTATGATCATTACGAAGAAGGGAAAATTCCCTTGAGTGTTATTATCAAGGATCAAATTTACGCATACAAATACGGATTAAAAAACCTCTATTACTGCAACACACCTGATGGTGATGGAGAAGAAGAAAAAGATATGGGCTGTGAATCAGGAGCCTGTGCAATATGAGCGAGAGAAAGGTTGGTAGGGTAGGATTTATTGCATCTGCTTTTGATTTGTGTCACGCGGGACACCTGTTAACGCTAAGAGAATGTCGAGAAAAATGTGACTGGCTTATTGTTGGTTTGCAAATCGACCCTTCATCGCAAAGGTCTTTCAAAAATAAGCCTATCGAAACTGTGTTTGAAAGATATTTAAGGTTGGATCAAAACGAGAATGTAGATAAGATAATTCCTTATGAAACGGAGTATGATCTTTACGTCTTGATGCAATCAGAAAAAATAGATGTTATATTTTTAGGAGAAGATTATAAGAAGGTTGCAGACTATACAGCAAAAAAGTTACCTACACCAAAATATTTTTGTAAAAGGTACGACGGATACTCATCATCAAAACTAAGACAAAGAATTTTAACAGCGGAGCAAAACAAATGAAAACTATATTCAACACAAAAGCAGTAGATCCAATGAGCCAACCCTTATTTCTAGGTAAAGACCTTGGAGTTCAAAGGTACGATGTAATCAAGTACCCGATATTTAAATCTTTAGACAGCAAGCAAATGATGAATTTTTGGCGACCAGAAGAAATTGAGCTAAAGAAAGATAGAGGCGATTTTAAAGAGATGTCAGACAATGAGAAGTTTATCTTCACATCTAACCTTAAGTATCAGACCATGCTTGACAGCGTGATTTGTCGTGGTGTTCCTACGCTGCTTGAATATGTCACCAACTCCGAACTGGAGGCATGTTTGATGACTTGGCAATTCTTTGAGAAAATTCACTCTCAAAGCTACAGTTATATTATTCAAAATGTCTACGCGGATAGTGCCGAAATTTTTGACGGGATTTATGAAGATAAAGAAATAATGAAGCGTGCAAAAAGTGCTATTGCAGACTATAATAATTTGATGGGAATGGAAATTGATTCGACATCCAAGAAAGATTTGAAGAAACAAATCTACATGACTGTAATTTCGATTAACATTCTCGAAGCTATTCGTTTTTACGTTAGTTTTATCTGCTCTTTTGCTTTTGCGGAAAATAAAAAGATGGTAGGCAATGCAGATATTATCAAGCTAATCAAACGAGACGAAGCCCTTCACTTAACAAATACTAAAGAAATACTAAACATTCTTCATAAAGAAGAAAGCGAAGGATTCACAAAGATCGCTAAAGAGTGTGAAGAAGAAGCGATTCAAATGTTTGAAAACGCCGCTGTTGAAGAAAAGAATTGGGCATCATACTTGTTTAAAGATGGGTCAATTCTTGGTTTAAATGAGCCAGTTCTGCATCAATACATAGATTGGCTTTGTATGTCAAGAAGAAAGATGATAGGATTGCCTTATGAAAATGTTGGCAAAAATCCAATCGCTGGATGGACGCAGGGTTGGATGGAGAGCGAGAGTGTACAAGTTGCTCCACAAGAGCATGAGATCACTAGCTACAAAATTGGAGCTAGTAAGAACGACTTGGAAGATATGGATTTTGGAGATATTAAACTATAGGAGGATTATATGAACCACCCAGATCAGGTAGCTAGAATGAGCCAGTTGAAGTCGAATCAAAGAGTATCGCGACCTTTCGGCCAGCATACCAATAAAAAAAGCTATTATGCTTTAGAAGATAAGATTGTCAAATGGCACTATGATAGAAATTTAATTGAAGGAAGCACTGATAAAGATCAGTTGCTAAAACTTATCCAAGAGGTTGGTGAGCTTTCAGATCACATTTGCAAAGGCGTAGACATTTCTGATGATGTCGGGGATTGCTTAGTCGTGCTTATAAACATATGTGAAAGAAACGGCTTGTTATTAACAGAGTGTTTAGCTAAAGCATGGGACGACATAAAAGATAGGAAGGGCGAAATGCGGGACGGAATTTTCGTAAAGGAGGCCGACCTATAATTTTTTTTCAAAAGGGTTCTAAATGAAATCTAGAAAAGAGCGACGAGAAGAGAGAAAACGACCGAATCACAAGATTAGGTCTTTAGAGGCTAAGACCGAAAACCAAAGGGACTACATACGATCTATTGTTGAAAACGATATTATATTTTGCTCCGGGCCAGCAGGCTCAGGTAAATCTTTTATTGCTGCGGGCATCTCTGCCCAACACTTACATCATAAAAAGATAGAAAACATAATTGTATCTAGACCGTTGGTTTGTACAGGTAAAGACATCGGCTCATTGCCGGGAGAAATGGGCGAAAAAATTGCACCATATCTTTTGCCAATGAAAGAAAATTTAAAACATTTTCTCGGTCAGGCTTATTACGGTCTTTATTCTAATGAGGGGGCTATTAAGTACAAGCCTCTAGAAGTTATGCGTGGTTCGACTTTTCATAATACATATATGATACTAGACGAAGCGCAAAACTGCACAGAGGATCAAATAAAAATGTTCGTGTCTAGGATGGGGGAAAACAGCAAGGTAATTATCAATGGCGATGTAGAGCAGAACGACCTTCGTGGGCGTAGCGGTCTAGCTTTCTGTATGGATAGACTTGAAAACATTGAAGGAATAGGAATTTGCAAACTAGACTACGATGACATCCAAAGAAACGGAATTATCGGAAAATTTTTGAGAGCATTGGAGAATTAAATGCCAACATATATTTATGAATGTAATGAGTGCGAACACTCTTTTGAACAGTTGCAGAAAATGTCAGACGAGCCGCTTAAAAAATGCCCCGAATGTGGGAAGAATGAACTGTTTAAAGTTATAACAGGAGGTATATATGCCTGTGTTAAAAACACAAACACTGTGGGACAACTAGCAGACAAAAACGCGGAAAAATATAAAAGCATGATCAACGAGAATCAAGCAAAAAAGAAAGAAGAAGCTCCGAAGCTGGACAAACCGTTTTATCACGGCGAAGCCACACGCAAAGAAATAAACAAGATGACAAATAAACAAAGACAAAGATATATTATGGAAGGTAAAAAATGAAAGAACCGCAAGACATTTCGCCTAATTTAAACCACCAGTTATATATAAGCTCTGCCGACTATATAGAGCAGAATAATACTGCTAGTTTTAATTTTAACAAGTCTGGAAAAAAAACTGATTCACCAAAAGAAAAAGTTTTCGGAAAAATTGTTGTAAATAACGACAAATCTAACTATTATATAAGAGTCCACCAGAGTGTTCCTTACGACCCACTGGGGACATACGGAAAAAGAGAACAGTATCTAGAAACAAAAATGGTTAAAACATCTCAAAGCACATTTGATTTTTACATGCTTTATCTACAAACTAAAAATACAATTTACATGTCAAAAGCTAGAAGGGGACTAACCAATGGTTAAAAAAGGGCCACTATCAAAAAAAGACAAAGAAATTATTTCGGAATCTGCGTCTTCAAAAACTGTAGAAGAACTAGCAAAATCTTTAAACAGAGCAGAGGCAACGGTAAAAAAGTATATTGATAAAATTAAAGAGCAAAAACCAAAAAAAGCGTCTCTGACTCTTGACCAGTTTGCAAGAAATGACAGAGGCTCTACTGTTATGACTCAATCTGCTTCAGAAAGGGCAGAGATGGTTAAAAAAACTGGGATGCCGACCAGAACCAGACAGTGCGTCACAAGCATCAGAGAGGTTCATAATAAACGATGACAAATCAAGAATGGATTTCTAAATACCGATCCAATAAAGAAGCTGTGTGGATCAAATGCGAGCTTACAGATGGCTCCAAGCATTACCATGATCATTTCTCTGGGTGGATAAAAATTAAGGAGCTGTGTAACGAAAATTCATGCTTCATCAAAGATTTAAAACTTTCATACAGATCGCACGAAGTCAATATTGACGTAAAGGACGCAGATGCAGTTTACTTAATCAGGTCGTCTATGGGTCAAATGGGGCATAAAACTAAAAACATGTACACAACAGGTGTGTTAAAAAAAGATGTTATGTACAAAAAGATGTGGCTCATACCAGAACTTGTTGTTGAAAAAGAACTTGAAGATAAACTTAGCGAATGTTTTGAACAGGCGATAATTTATAATGAAAAAAAGAAATCGAACAGATAAGAGTAAGTACAAGCACGAGTCTACTGGAGATTATTGTACCTGCGCCGCTTATGTAGCAGAAATAATGTGTAAAAAAAACGCAGAGAAAAAGAACCAAGGATCTCTGCCTTACAAGTTTTGGAGCAAAAAGCCTTGGGACTGGACTTTTAAACGTCAACTTTTTGTCGCAAACAAACTGCTTAAAACGTACTCAGAAGAGGCTTTGGTAAAGGCGGTTAACTCAAATGATTTCAAAGGTATATTTTCTTTAAATCATCCGAAAGTTGTGAAGGTTATAATCAAATATGAAAAACTAATTAAAAGCCAAAAATCTCAGCCAAGACAAGAAATTGAGGTTAAAGAAAACCCAACTACTAGGAACAAGGGTTACGGCAATAAAAATAACTTACTTAACAAATTGAGAAGGATTGAAAATGGCAAAGAGAAAAAAGAAGATTGAGTATGATGATCCGACAATAGCGACTTTGTGTGCGAAATATGGGAATGTTATTGAGTCTGGCACAAAGGTGTTAGAGTCTCTGGAAACGTATGATACCATTAGTGTTAGTCCAGCATTGGACATGGCACTCGGTGGTGGACTTCGTGAGGGTCAGGTTGTTGTAATGACTGGCGACCCAAAGACTGGAAAGACAACGACCGCCCTGTATGCTGCTGCCAAGGCACAAGCCAAAGGTAAAAAAGTATACTATCTAAATACCGAAGGTCGTCTGACCAAGCAAAACTTTCGTGGCATCAAAGGTTTAGATATTGATGCTATTCAAGTTGTGCAAGCTACAGACGACACCCCTATCGTATCTGCTGAGACATATCTTAATATCATGGAGCGACTTCTTAAAGAAGAAGAGAACTTGTTCTTGATCTGTGACTCTACATCTAATATGGTTCCACAGGACGAGATTGATGGAGAGATCCGCACAGGTGTCCGTAACGCTCTGCCACGCTTGTTGTCTATGTTCTTCAAGCGTATCAGCGGTGACGTATCACGTATGAAAGCTATCGCCGTGTTCATTACTCACAACATCGCCAATACTGGTGGATCACGCTTTGCACCCAGCAAGATGGCAGACTGTGGCAACATGCTACAGTTCCAAGCTGGAACCAACATGGTTATCACACACAGTGGCAAGTGGGAAGTACCCAAAGAGTCAGGCAATCACGTTGGTCAAGTTGCTAACTGGGTAATCAAAACCTCTGCTGCTGGAGGGATACCGAACACCAAAGCTGCAAGCTGGATTAAGTATGGCGTAGGAATCGACGAGGCTCAAGAGCTTGCACAGATAGCTACAGATTTTGCTCTCATTCAAGCAAAGGGTGCATGGTACACAATATCTTGCTTAGTCGATAACCGAACGAACCCAATCGTTGCTGCATATTTATCAGATAAAGATGTAAAGGCAGAGGACGAAGAAGCTGTAAGTAAAGCGTTTAAGTTTCAGGGAATGGAAAAGCTGGTAAACTTCCTAAATGACAATCCTACCTTGTTAGACTTTATATATGATGAAGTTAAGGATTTGCTCTCATGAAAGTTGTTGGGCTAAATGGTAGAGAGTATAATCTCGACACCAAGAAATACCTCATAAGCACTCGGATTAGGCGTAGCTTCTATCATTTACAAGCTAGGGAACTTATAGTGGAGCTATTTCATCCCTATCAGGTGCTTGAAGAAGTTACGCTTCCGGGTTCTTCTATGAAAAGATCCAAATTAGCCCTTGACTTTTTGATTCCATCGTGTACAATAGGTATTGAGGTTCATGGCGAACAACATTTTAAATACACCCCGTTTTTCCACAAGTCTAAGGCAGGGTTTGCACAAGCAAAAAAACGAGACTTAGACAAAAAAGAGTGGTGCAGAATTAATGATATTAAATTAATAGAGCTACGCTGGGACGAGTCCGTAGAATATTGGAGAGAAAAAATTGAACACCAAAGAGCGACTTGAGCATTTTCTTAAAGGAATCGACGGTTATGTGTTAGGGCAGTATATAACTTCCCCTAAGATAAATCCAGAGTGTATGATTCCAGAGACTATGAATCAAAATGAATTAGATAAATTAACGCAGCAAGAATGTTTCGACAAAGCCTTTATGCTGATGCAATACGCAGACCATATTGGAACAGAACGGGCTAAAACCCAAAATGTAATCCGCTGGTGTGAAGATTCACTGCAAAAAATCATTGGTCAAGAGATCGAGGATGGAGAATGGGGCAAGTACGAAAAGCACGAAGTAAAGGTCGGGCAAATAATTAGAAACAACCATATTGCTTACAAGGTCAACGAGTGGAAAATGACCGCAGAAGGTCGTCTTGAACACCTACAACAAAGAGACTATAATGTTCGCCGCAAGGCAGATATTTTAATGGAAAAAGGAAAAAGAAAATGATTAATTTTGATGATTTTGTAAATTCGCTGTCTGACGAACAGAAACAGAAACTTATGCAAGGTCTTATGGAAGCGTCTGAAAGACCACCAGTAAAAATTAAAGCTCGTGACTTACCATCGAGAAAGTCAAAAGATCAAGAACAGGAGGAAACGGTTTCCTCAAAACCTAAGTCGAATGTAACAGAAGATTTTAAAATGGTTAGAGAAAAAAACACTTTAGAAAAAAGGAAGATTCCGGTGAGAGCCAAGCAAAATAAGTTTTCAGATGAAGGGTTTGAAAGAGATCCAGATTTTGACCCAAGTAAATATGAAAACAAAACCCCAAGAAGAAGGAAGCCAACTTCTAAGAAAAATGTTGAGTGTCATGTTTGTGGAAAATCGTTTTCTATGAATTCAAGTTTAGTTTGCGGTGAGTTTATTAGGTGTAATCGTTGTACAGGTAGATAAAAATGAATCTAGAGTTATCAGATATTGGAGCAGAACGAGCTGTGTTAGCAGGTTTGTTCGCTTATGGTTTTGAGTCTTATGTTGAAATAAATGACTTTATTCAGCCCGAGAGCTTTGCTCACGGTCACAATCAAGTTATATACAAATGTGTTGAAAAGGTTTTGGAGTCCAATGCTTCTATTGATATTCCTGCTTTGCTTTCTGCGGCAGAGCAATTAAAATTATCTGAATCTATTCAAACTTCTAGCCAACTGGAGTATATTACAAACTTAATGGACTATCCTGTTAACAAGGATAACGTCCCGTTTTTTGCTTCACAAATCGCCAAGTTTGAATTCGCTCGCAACGCCAAGAAGATAGCGAAAAAGATAGACCTTGACATATCTAAAATAAATGGCGACGAAACGGTTGATGAAATCATCTCTATGGTAGAAATGCCGCTGATGGACTTCTTGCGAGAGGATGAGCAGGGAACCAAAACCGAGATGCTTGGTGACAATCTTGATGAATACATCAACTTCCTCATCGAAAACAAATGCGACCAAATAGGATTGTCCAGCGGGTTTGCAAACTATGACGCTATTATTGGCGGTGGCTTACGCCGTAAGTGTATTGATCTTATCGCCGCCCGACCGGGAGTGGGTAAGTCTGTTTTCGGAGATAACGTAGCTTTGCATAATGCCCGTCGAGGTATTCCTACGATAATGCTAGACACTGAGATGAGTAAAGAGGATCACCTCAATAGAATCCTAGCCCACATCAGTGGCGTTCCCATTAATGAAATTGCTACAGGTCAATTCGCGAACGATGAAGAAAAGACAATCGCCGTCAAAAGGGCGGCAGAAGAAATCAGAAACATTCCTTATACTTATGTGAGTGTTGCTGGTCAACCCTTTGAGACTATTCTAAATATTATCAAGCGTTGGATTCTTCGCGATGTAGGCCAAGACGAAAACGGTAGAACCAATGACTGCTTGGTTGTTTACGACTACCTAAAACTGATGAATTCTGCTGGAATCTCCAAGGGTCACATCCAAGAATATCAAGCTCTTGGGTTTCAGATTACAGAACTACACAATCTATCTGTTAAATATGATTTTGCTTGCCTATCATTTGTTCAGCTTAACCGTGACGGTATCACAAGAGAAGATACTGGCTCTGTTAGCGGCTCTGACAGGATTGTTTGGTTGTGTACCTCACTATCCTACTTTAAAGAAAAGTCGGCAGAGGAAATCGCAGAGGATGGGCCACAAAACGGCTCTCACAAAGTAGTAAACAATAAAGCTAGGCATGGAGTAGGATTATCCGATGGAAACTACATAAACTTTCAAATGTCAGGTCAACACGCAAAACTTACAGAACTTAGAACTAGGGATCAAGTGCTTGCATGTCCCGATGGTGACGTAATTCCGGGCGCAGAAATTCCGTTCGATATAGATGAGGATTAAGATGTTAGAGAGTTATCCATGCGTCGAGTTTAAGAAAGAGGAAAAAGAAAATGGTGTGAAAGTTTTAATGTATAGAGTATTAACAGTACAACGTGTAGATTCGGATATACGCTTTGCGTACTCTGAATGGATGAAGTTTCCCTCTGAGATTTAAGCTATGCAAAAGACTTTAGATTTAAACAAAGTAAAAGAAATTATTTTTGAAGATATTGAAAAACTTCTGGATAGTTTTGACTTGGAATATGAGCAAGTTGCAGATAATATATTTATGAAGTGTCCTATTCACGAAGGAAGTGACAATCCACAAGGTCTATCTATTTCTCTAACTAAAAAGGCTTGGAGATGCTGGACTCGTGGATGTCACGAACACTATAATACAGATATATTTGGGTTTGTAAAGGGTTTGCTCCAAACAGACTCTTTTTCAAAAGCTTTAAAATACGTTTGTTCTTTATACAATGTGAATGGGGCTAAGGCTGATTTTAAACAAAGCACCAAACGAGAAGAAGATCCGTTTTCGAGTCTGGTAAAAGCATTAAAAAAGAAACCAGTTGAAACAGGACTTCAGCCCAATATTTCTCCAGTAAAAACTTTAGGCAAGTCTCCGTACTTTGAAAGCAGAGGGTTCGCCCCGCGAACCTTACTTCATTTTGGCGTGGAAGATTGTGCTGATAAAAAATCTGCAATGAGATATAGGGCAATTATACCTATACGATTTGGCGGTTTGGAAATAGGATATATAGCTAGATCAACAAAAGTCTGGCTAGAACCGAAATACTTATTCTCAAGCGGCATAAGGAAAACGGACTATCTATACAATTACGATGAGGCTACCAAATCGACTTTATCAAACCAGTGCCTATTTCTAGTCGAAGGACAGGGTGACGTTTGGAAACTATGGGAGTGTGGTGTAAAAAATGCGGTTGGATTATTTGGTAAGGATATATCTGAAAGACAAAAAACCTTATTGCTAAAAAGCGGGGTAACAACATTAATAATACTTACAGACAATGATCAAGTCGGTAGAGAGTCAAAGATAAAAATAAAAAGGTCTTTAGGAAAACTTTTTAAATTAGTTTTTCCACGTATGGAATCTAAGGATTTAGGAAGTATGTCTAAAGAAAAAATGCAAACATATTTAAAAAACAATCTAAAAGGATATTATTATGATAGTGGGAATTTCGGGTCGTAAGCAAACTGGCAAAAGCACAATAGCAAATATTATTCATGGATTAAGCATAAGAGAAAGAGGATTGGTCAAAGACTGGAATATTGGGGCTAATGGAGAGCTAATGATCCTCACAGAAAACTCTAACGGAGAAGAAGGATGGGGCGAGTTTGATATAAGTAGGTGTGATGATCAGTTTTCTGAATACGCAGAACTAAACATGTGGCCGTATGTTAAATTGTATAGTTTCGCAGATCATCTTAAATGGATTTGCGTAAATTTGTTTGATATTCCATTTGAGTGTTGTTTTGGAACAGACGAACAGAAGAATCAAATTCAAGAGCATTTACTGTGGGAAAACTTGCCTCCGCAGCAGTTCCCAACGCAGGGATACAAGTTAGGCCCAATGACTGCTCGCGAATTTATGCAGTTCTTTGGCACAGACGTTATGCGTAAAATGTACGAACCAATCTGGGTCAAATCTTGCATCAAGAAAATACAACAAGAACAATCAGAACTGGCAATCATTGCAGACGTTCGCTTCCCTAACGAGGCGAAGGTTATAGAAGAAGCTGGCGGGACTGTTTTGAGGATCAAAAGAAATACAAAAAAAGATGATCACATTAGCGAAAGCTCTTTAGATAATTACACCTTTACTAATTATATTGAAAATAACTCTAGCATTGAATCTTTGATAGTAAAGGTAAAAGAATTTTACCATAAAATAAAGGAAAAAAATGCTAGTAACATATGTTAGAAGCTCGTCTTACAACAACTATGAATTTTGTCAAATGCAGTATTTCCTAACCTATGTTCTAGGTTGGCGTTCTAGTAGCGGAAAAAAAGCAGACATGGGAACTATGGCTCACAAAGTCATGGAAATCTTAGCTGGTCTCAAAAAGTTTGAGCAAGACAATCCACGCAAGAAATATCTCGTTGTAGAAGATGATAAGTGCGGAAAGGTGCGGATTCATAAAGATAGACTTCACACAGACGAGTTGGTGGATGAGCTAACGGAAAAGGCGATAGCAGACTATGCCGCAACCTCCACCCACAAGTTTTATCGCAAAGAACGTGGAGAAGTTAGGGAGACTGTAGAAACTTTTCTAACTTGGAATAACGGTCAGTTCGACCCACGACTCAGAAACATCTACTATCCAGAGCCTCATTTTGACTTGCCAATCGAAGAAGAATGGGCTAAATTTGACTTTGTAGATGTCAATGGTAACGTCCAAAAAGGACAGCTAGCCATTAAGGGTACGATTGATCTCGTTACCCTAGTGAATGAGGACACGATTGAGGTGGTTGACTGGAAAAGCGGTCGCCGTCTAAATTGGGCAACGGGAGAAGAAAAGACATACGAAAAAATGAAAAACGACCCACAACTGCTATTGTATTTCTATGCGATGTCTAAAATGTTCAAAGAGTTCCCTAATAGAATTATGAGCATCTTCTTCTATAAAGACGTAGAAGGCAAGCCAGACCCAACCCCTTTTAGCTTCTGCTTTACTGAAGCTGACGAGGATAGATTTCTAGAAATGCTTAGAAAACGAGTTGAAGAAATAAGACAAAATGTATCTCCAGAAGTCCTCGATCCCACCAGAAGGGACTTCAGATGTAAGTATCTTTGTCATTTTTGCAAGAACAAATTTGATGGAGAAGAGGATAATATGTGTATAACTATAGAGAGGGAGTTAGTCCAACTTGGTATGGACAAGGTTGTAGAAAAACGCACTGCACCAGACTTTAATATTGGCTTTTACGAGGCTCCGGGATAATGTTTAAAGTAAGTTACAAACTCCATAATGAACCACCAGACTTGAAAAAGTGTACTATATGCGGAGAAAAGGCAGAAGGTGGGTGTATCCCATTGGGGTCACTGTGCGGCCAACACGCAAAAGAGTGGAAAGACATGGTTTCAAATACATTCAATTCAATTAAAAATAAAATCGGAGGAAATTGTGGCAAACTACATTAAAGCGGCTGATGACAAATATTACTTTGATAATTACGGATCTGAAGAAGAGCTAACAGAAAACAATTTTTACGTACCAGCAGAGGCTGAATACGAAGATTGGGGCGAAGAAACTGAAGAATGGGATGTCTCTGTAGCGAAACCCGGATTGTGGGAAAATATTCGTAAGAAGAAAGAGCGAGAAGGTAAGAATTACAAGCCAG